CTATAGATATTATTCTTCCTTTATGAGAAATAACGGCTCCAACCTTAGCTCTATCGCAAGTCCCCCTTCTAGCTACAATATGAGCTATTTTCATAAACATTTCTCCTCTGGACATTCTACTCATTTTTCCACCTCCTCTCTGAGCCTTATGAATCTCGGGTGTCTCAATTTACCGTCTTTAGTTTTCTCCATGAACTTAAGTTCCATCCATCTACCGAGATAACAAGGTTTAACCTGATGGTTCTCACTCATTTTAGCTCTCTCTTCATCACTGAATCCTGATACAGTACCTCGAGTACCGTCTTCAAGTTCATACATTATAGCTCCAAACCAACCATTCTCGTACAATTTAGTCAATCTAGTGGTATCTTCTTCGTTAGTTTTTGGGTCACGATAATATTTTTCAGGAGAACATGAACCTACTATTTTAGCGTCTATTGAGTCCACTTTCTTAACTTTATACCAAGTATGGGCAGGTTTCTTTCCTGGAATATACATCGAGTTCAAGTTCTTAAGCATAATACCTTCTTTTCCACAGGAAAATATCTCGTCTAGAAGGTCATACTTGGCTTCTGTGCCGAAATATATTGGTAACGGAATAAGCCATTCAGGGAAATACCTGGATTTAATTGATAAGCCGTGTAACCTCTGTTGCTGGTTCCAACTAAAAACCGTCTTGTTATCATATGCAATAATATCAAAGGCGTTAAATTGGATACCATTTGGTACCTCTACTTGTGACTTATAGCTGACTATTCCAGCTACTTGTGCAGAATCTAGCCCAGGAATAGTTATTTCTGTGTCAATAATACAACCCAAAAGTTCATTAGGAGGTTGCCAATCATTTATATATGGTATACGATGAGTAATGTCTATGGGGGTGTCAGGGGCATCTACTGACGCCCCACGAGTCGTAACTTTAACAACTCCTCCCTTATACAAATGAATTAAGGCTCTTACTCCATCAATCTTTTCTTGGGCTATATACAAGTCATTCTCCATTAATAACTCGAATTTGTCTTTAGCTTGTTTAGCACCCATTGGGAAGATATCCACTTAAAACACTCCCTTCAAATCTTTCCGATATACATGAAGTGAACCAACAAAATGAGTGAAATTACCTGGTTCATAGCCAGTTCTTTTAGCTACATATTCAAGGAGTTTGGTGGCAAGGTATATGTCATTTTCCATATGGGTAGCATAGTCACAACTTCGCATGAAGTATGTGATGTGGAGTTTTCCTCTTCTGAGTTGGAAGAGGTATCCGAGGGAGCAAGGAACTCTAGAAACTCCACCCATATTTCTTGGGTCCAAACATCTATCCCATATCGACAAATATAATTGCCTACTGTCAGGTCGTTCTGAAATCTCTCTGATAAGTCGTTCCACATTGTCTTCAATTCGTTCACTATATGTGTAAGCAAATTTTCCATCATGGAGGAACTCATCCCAGACCTCCTCGCGATGTAAATAAGCTGTACCCGGATTAACTCTTTCACAACTGATTCGTTCATTGAACTCTTCCTCCGCCCATGGCTGTGAAGGATGTAATTGGTCAATAGACTTCACAGCATCAATCACAGTATAAACATAATTCTGAAGCTCTGTAGTCACATAGTCCTCATTGTCTCCTACATATTTGTCTTGCATAGTCTGAGGATGAACTGTAATGCCCATCTCAGCTAGGTCTCTTTTGATCTCGTCTAAAGCTGTTTCAAAGTCCACATATATTCTCATTTCCTACCCCCCTTATATAAAAAGTGGTAAACCAAAACTGTATCCAGTGATTTATATGCTCCGTTCTTAATGAACTCCTGGGTTGATGGTGTGATAGCTGCCAATGAATACCCTAAATCCAGCAATACATTTACAGCCTCTTCAGTCGGGTTTACTCTCATAAGGTATTTAGTCATTTGCTTGTCTTGTTCCATTTGTTTCTTGATAGCCTCATTTATCGTCTTATCCGTTATCTCTTGAGAGGTTTCTTTCTTAGCCATTATACTGCTCCTTTCGCATTAAACATTTCTTCCTCCTCGGCATAGTCTATTACTTGGTTTATGTAATCTATGTCAGGAAGTCTCAATTCTTTTGTAGGAATAGCCTTCTTTGGTTCCATCTCCCCTCTCATAATTTTATATGCCTCTATAGGTCTCCTCTGAACCTTAAAATTCATGTAGCCTTCATTGATAAATGACTTAAAATATCTTCGGATAGTACCCCATTGCCATTCAGATAATTTCTCGGGCTTAGGGGTTGACATATCCATAGATAGGGGCATGTTATTTATCAACCAATCTTCTTTCTTCTCCATTATTAAAAATAACGGCATTGAAGTTATAGATTGATATGAAGAGACCATGTGCCAATATACTCGGCATTCATCTGTGTCAAAACCAATTATGTAGCCTATTTCTCTCAACAGTACATGAATGAATATAAGATCCATAAACCATCTCATAGTCAATTCACTAGCTCGAGTAAACACTTCAGCATGCCAACCTTGAACTTGATTGTACCCAACTGTAAGTGACATTAAACAAGCCCCAGAGGCATTTCTTCTCTTGTTAAAGTTCATCCCTATATCGGGTATGTACTTCTTATGTTTTCCTCCTTTATTCTTGTAATGCAATAGCCGAGCACACATCACAGCTAATTCATCATTGTCTAAGTATGTACGGATAAGTTGTTTCCATTTAGATGGTGTATAATTAATCTCAGACATGTCCATATCACAATTGGCTGTCTCAAATATTAACTCCACATGGAACTTATGGGCGGTTACTTGACCCCTAACATAGTCATATATATCATGGAAGAATAAATAGTCGTTAAGTTTGAAGTAACCTTCTCTAAAATTATTAGCCCTTACTTTCATATTTCCTCCTTAATATTTAGACTCTTGCCTAAATTGATTGACTTTATTCTTCCGGAAATACAAGTCATAAATGTCTTCTTCAAATTCTACCCCAGCAGCTGCAAAACAACTTATGAGAGATTCAAAAGCTATATACATATGAAAACCGAACCTTTCAACATCTGTGAGCATTTGAGTTTGTTTCCACGGCTTGTTCTTCAAACAATTACAAGCTAGACCCAATTGAAGAACTGTATCTAATATGCGCTCATTTATCTGTCTGTCGCCCCACTCTGGCCTTAATTCAAACCCCAATTCATTATGGCTTATACCACACATAAGGCATAATTCTACCATGAAATGCAATGCATCGGCTAATTCCTCTTTAGTATGCTCATCATCGTGTAAGAGATAAGCTTCATACGCTTCCATAAGCTCTTCAGTAATCCTCCATGCGAAGTCTTTTATCCTGTGTTGTCCAAACTTGTCATGCAAGTTAACCCTTAAGCTTTCGCCAACTATGAAGCCATTAGCTTTTTCAATGGGATGATACTTCTCAGCTAATTCCTTTTGCTTCGTAAAAATGTCTCCTAATAGGTCTACCGGATATTCGTCGGGTGAGCTAAAGTTGTTGATGTTCATTTTACTTCCTCCTTAAGGTAATGTTTTATTACACTCTTAACGAGAGTATAATCTGGGTCAAAATTGTAATTGAAGATATATAGCGGTGCTTCACTAAAAGGACGGTCATGTATTACACTATAATATTCTTTCCTTACCATTAGGTTCTCGGGCAAATTAGGGTATTGTTCTCTCCGATTGTATGTAGATACAATAGAGTCAACACCTGGATCAGTAATAATCATCAATGGCTTTACTGTACGATATACTGAGTATATGGAACATAAATCCAAAGTAGATAAATTCACTTTTCCTCTCATTACTGGACCATATGCTAACTCATCAATAAAACATCTATCTATTATACCATTACTCGGGCTAGTCAATAATGTTTTCCTGATCCAATTAGCATACTCTTCAGGATGTTCCCATGGAGGTAACACATTAAACTTAGGGATTCTGACTAAATTCGTACTTGCCAATAAGTGACTAATCAATGAAGTCTTGCCAGAATTGTCTGGCCCAGATACAATAATCATAGTGTCCTCCTTTTGTATTATATGCATATTATATCATACCTTGTTAACCCATTAAAACGATAATTAAAAATCAGGCGCTAATATTTCCTTATACCTTCTCTTATCTATGAGTACATCAGTGAAGTTCTTCTTTTGCTCTATCACGGTATATATCTTACGGTCTATTGTGCCTTTAACCACAAGTCTAAATATCCTCACAGGTTTAGTTTGTCCAGTCCTGTGGAGCCTCTTCAACCATTGGAAATAGTCATCCCATTTGTAAGTGGAAGAGTATAATATTCCAACATCACCAGCTGTCAATGTCATTGAAGTAGCTGCAGATATTTGAAATATTATAACTTTACATTTTGGGTCTTCTTGAAAGTCCCTTTTTATCTGAGCTCTCTCTTCTCCTGAAACCCCTCCTTTTATAACTCTGTAGTTTATTTTTTTCACATTGAGCCATGCAGATATAGCTGATATCTCTACCAAGAATGCACATGCTACTATAACTTTATGGCCCTGTTCTAGTTGTTCAAGGAGCAGATCTTTGAATACTTCAAGCTTCTCCTGTTCTCCAATGTTATATACTGTGGTCTCTTTTATCGGTTTATCTCCGTCTAGTCCAACAACTTTAGTTTGTTGTAAAAACCCTCCAGATATCTGATGGAGTTTCATAGCCTTCACAGCTGCCATCCTGGCATCTACTGTGTCTCCTGATTCTAGTTCTGCTACAGCTTCTTCAGCCATTTGTTTATATACTTTCTTTGAACCTTCACCAAATATGATGGGGATATCTTTAATGATTAACGGTGGTAAATTGGGGCTCTCTGTGTCTTTAGCTCTAGCAGCTATAGATAATATTTTTCCTTGAAACTCATCCATGTTATGCCAACGAATTGGCTTATTCTTGAATGTAGGGTGAAAATCTGCATATCTTCTAGCTACTCTCCACCAGTCACGAGTAGTCCTTAAGTCGCCAAATACCCTAGGATCCAATATATTGTATTGACTTATGACATCCAAAGGGTTCTTAGGCATTAATGTACCGGTCAAACCCAATACATAACTACTAGCATCAGCTATTCTCTTAGTAGCTTTACTTCTACCCGAGTTGATGCTTTTACAATTATGCAACTCATCTATTATAGCTATACCATTAGAGTAATGACGAAGTAATATCTTCATTATCTCATCATTCTTTATAGTGTCAAAAGTAGCTATAATTACTTGTGGCCCTTTGTGTTGACAAACTGACTTTAACTTCTTTACTCTTTCTGGCATTTTACCAACTAATGGGGTTATGAGATATGGTATATCATCTGGGCAATCCAAATACCACTCATCATCCCATACCCCCATGGCTGACAATGGGCATACAATAATGACTTTGTCTTTACCCTCCTTAAGTAATTTTATTACACAGAAGTCTATAGCCACTTTAGTTTTACCAAGTCCTGGGTCAAATATAATAGCCGTAGACCTCTGTGTCAGTGCTCGTTTAAGAGCCCTACCTTGATAACTATATGTCTTTCGTTTGAAA